TCAGAAAAATGCTTACATTTATAATGAGGCAGCAAAAGATATAGTCTTCGGAACGAGTAATACAGCAAGACTTCGTATAACTTCTGGTGGTGAAGTAAATATCGGCGGAAACTATACACAAACAAATGTTCCTCTGTGTGTAACTACCAATGCTAATGATTTTGGAATGAGACTTATGTCTGGTTCTAATACAGTTCTTGATGTTCTTAATAATGATGCGGCAGGTAATGCTGAAGTTCGGGGATATTACAATAACAACAGTGGAAGTAGAGGAGAAGGTTTTAGATTAGAAGCAAGTGGAAACTCATTCTTCAATGGTGGTAATTTTGGCATTGGAACAAATGGTCCATCAGAAAAACTTCACATTAATGGATCAAACGGAGTTAAATTAAGAATTGATTGCCCTAACAACTATTCTAATAGTTCGTCAATTGTAATGTCACAAGGGCGTGCTGAAATTAAAACCACTATAGATGCATCTGGAGGAAATCCTGGTGGAACACTGGTGTTCAGAACCAGAAATACTGCTGGTTCTCTTATTGACTCATTATCAATTGCTAATACTCAGGGAGTAACAATTAATTCTATCAATGGTACACATGCTCTTACAGTTGGTGACGGTGGTGATGTAAAATTCCGTGTGAATTCTGCTGGTAATATTGAAATGGGTGGTAGTTTCACAGCAGGTGCCACAGTTCATATTAGAGATAGCAATAACACCACAAAAGGTGCTGCACAATTAAAGATTAGTAAGGGAATTGGAGCTAATGCAGCACCAACATCTATATCAAGAGCAGATTGCTACATTCATTTGGGTAGTAGCGAATGGGGTGCTGGTGGATCAGGAATATATCTTATGGGATTTGGTTACACCAATGGTGAAACTGGAACTGGTATACCTGCTTATATTGGTTATAGAGAAACAACTAGTTCTGGATATACTTACGGAGACTTAATTTTTGGAACTAGAGGTAATACCACAGCTACTAACAATCCTACAGAGAGACTTCGCATAGATGCTCAAGGTCGGTTAGGTGTTGGAGTCACTCCGAAAGGATTTCATGCTAATAATAAGGATGTTATACAAGGAAGTAGTGGATATGTAATTTTAGGTAGAGGAACTTCTTCACTGAATATCTCTCAGAATTTCTATTATGATTCTTCCGACGCAGGAAAATATATTGTTACTGGTCCAGCAACTCTTTATAATCAATCAAACGGATCACATACTTTCTACAATGCTTCAAGTGGAAGTGCTGATGCAAGTGCATCGCAAGTAGAAAGATTCCAAATACAATCTGATGGTCGGATCAGTATTGGTGCCCCTGCTTCTAATGCTTTAGGTGCATTACACATTCATGCTAATCAGGGAACTGATACTGCACTTTGGATTGGTGATTCCAGCACAAATCGTTATCTTGCTATAAATGAACAAGGAAGCACACAGAACTTCAATCATATTCACACTAGATTCAATGATAATTCAATTCATACACATTACATTCTAGAGAATCCATATGCTGCCGCTGCTGGATATGGTTCTCAGATAATGTTTAGAGGATACAATCAAGAAACTTCTGCTTATCTTGAAACTTCAAATGAAGCAGCAAACAGTGCTCGTGCAACTTTTAGAATAAGAGGTAGAGATAACCATGGTCTTGATGTAAGAAGCACTGGAGAAATTACTACCACCCACCCAAGTAACATTGGATATAATGTTTCAGCTGCTACTTCATCTAGAGGATTAGTTTATGCATCTGATTCTGCACAAAGAATGACAACTTCTGCGGCACAATGGTATATTGTGAAGTCATTCTACCCTGAAAAAAGTGGCACTGTTGCCATGCAGGCACAGATGTATATCAAATCTGGACCGTATTACTTTAGTTTTAGAGTTAGGGAAGAAGGAACTGATACAATCGTCTTTAATGCTGGTGATAATGGTGGATATGCTACATATGAAAATCCATCAGGACAGTCTGGTAATGTTCACAATCATATAACATATAAGTGGATATGTCCTCTCATAAAGGCACATAAGAGATACTATCTTGAGATGGCAGCGACTAACGCTGCAGGAACAAGTGTTAGTGCGAGTAGCAATCAATATGTTGAGGCTAGATTTTTCAGAGTTTTCTCAGACTCCCCAGGCACAACAGCAGCGAGTGACTTTATTCGTATTCAGCAGACGCTGGATATTTCTGCCGCTACTGCAAATAGTGGATCAGAATATACTTATTGGTCAAATTCAACAAACAGAGACTCTTTAAATAGTTATCAATCTTTTGCTGGAACAGAATCCAAATTTTTAGGGTGGTATACTATCAGAGCATATAATAGATATCTTGATGTTGAATTTAATGTTGGTTATGGAGTTATGTGGTTTGCACAAGCATATGGATATCTATATGGTCGTGGACAAGTCACTGGTTCTATGATTTCTGGTTATAACTATACTAATAACCAAATTTTAAATAAGTTTAGTTATACTGCGGGAAATAGGGGATGGTACGGTTCTTATAGAAACGGTGCTGGAAATCTATGTCTTAAGTTTGATTCTGGTAGCAATGGTTATAGTGAAGGAAGAATTGCTATATTCTTAGGAGCAACAGGTCCTCTAGATCAAAACTATAGAATCATAAGATATAAACAAAACGATTCAACATCTGACGCATTCTAAGGAGTAAATAAAAATGGAACCTTTTATACCTGAAGATCTAAGAGATTTAACTGACGAACAAGTCATTGAACTGGGACGCCAAGCAAACTTGGAAGAACTCAGACAACTTAGAAATAGAAGACTTGAAGAAACTGACTGGACACAGAATCCTGATGTTCCAGAAGCAACTAGAGAAAAGTGGAGAGAATATCGTCAAGCACTTAGAGACATCACGATTAATAACTCTACAGTCTTTGGTGTTACTTGGCCAGAACCACCAGCATAATCATTCACTCAAAGGATCACAAGTCCTCCAACCCTTCGCTGCAGTCGCTTGACCCTTGAGTGCAGTGGAGGGTTCTTCTTTAAGTTTTTCTACCATCGACTCCGCAAGTGCCTCCATCTTATCTGGATGGACTGCTTTGATGCCTGCATCCTTCACAGCATTTTCAATACTTTGTTCTTCTTCTTTAGAAAGTTTCTTGGCATCTCTTGGAAGAGTCATGGTATTTTGTCGATGTCTCTGTATTCTAACATATCTATAGCAAATCTGTAATACCTTTATAATTTATTTGGGATTACACATAGAAATGTAACGCTATTATACCTAATAATCATACATAATGTCAAACACTTGACAGAATGCTGATTTGTCACTAGAGTAACTCTGTCAGGGTTCATCGGGAAGGTTTAGCTAACTATGAGTACCTACTATTACTTTCTATTTGTTATATTTGCTTTGGTTGCATTCTTAATGGCAATAGATCCAAACCTAAGTAGATATTTTGTATTGATGTACGAATGGTTAGAGATGAACACCAGAAGAACATATTATATGGTAAAATTACATCCATGGAACTTTATCACTTCTTGGTCTATTCGATATCGATCACATAAGATGGCAAAGGAACTCTTAACAAAAATAAATAGTGAGGTAAGAGAATAAAAGTATGCTTTCTACACAGTATAGACTTCGATTAGAATCTATCTGCACCTGCATAGCAAACAAGGAAGAAGTTCCTTTGGAAGATATGATCTGGGCAGAGAAACTTGCTAAATCCCATACTACTGCTAGAGATTGGTTGAATAAAGCAAGAAGACAGGCGGCACAAGACATTCAAGAAGGTAGCATCGACGATTTTATGAATAAGATGGGACTAGGTGACCCCGACCCATCTAATTATAAATCGGGGTTTGATGGTGCTGATGATATTAATGATTGGTTTAAGAGGGACAAACCATCGGATTGGAGGCAACGTGACTGAAAAAATTACTCCTGAAACATATCATAAAATGAATGAGGAGTTTGAGGAAGAGGGATTGGCTTTCAGAATTAATGTCCCCACTCAAGAACAAATAGATAAGTGGATACAGGAGAGCAATGACTGAAAAGCAAATTCCTTGGAGCAAACTACACGAAATTTCAGAAGCATTAGAGGGTAAATTGGTTCACATCACATGTGTGGATCATACCGGTAGAGACTACAAAAGAATCGTTATCGAATACGAGGAGAAAAAGTAATGGAAGCAGTAATCTATTCAAACGGCAATCAAGAGTGCGAACGTGCTAAAACTTTGTTAGAGAAACTTAACTTTCAGATATCAGTATATAAATTAAATCAACACTTCTCGCAGAAAGGTTTTGTTGCTGAGTTCGGTGAAGAAGCAGAATACCCACAAGTTAATGTTGGTTTCAGGCATATAGGTGGGTTAAAGGATACACTACACTATTTTCAGCAAAATAATCTACTATGAAACCACTCGTCCTAATTGCTTGTCTGTCACCAATAGCAATAATATGGATAGTGATGAAACTCAGTTTATTATTATTCTCAGCGAATGACGAACGAAGGTATGTCAAAGCAGAATCCAAAAAACCACACGGACCATATTTGGCAGATGCGTATGCAGACGTTGATGAAGAGGAAGAGGAGTATGGAGATCGCACAGACTATCGATGAAGCATTATATCAGTATTATGTGGTAGATCGTGGTATTCCTGTGCCAAACTGGAAGACAACTAAGAATCCTGAGTGGTGGACTACATACCTTGAAGAACTGGGGATTGACAAAAACAATCCTTAGTGCTATGATACGACTATAAAATCCCTATCATCATGGACTACAAACCATATTCTCCTGAGTGGCATAGGAAACGCTACCTCAAGGAGGCACTCGACATGTATTTCGATGACTATGTTGAGAATGAAGTTATTCACAGTGACCTGATGGACATTCTTTCGGCAAGGATGACTGCTGCTGTGAATGAAGTTAACAAGGTGATGGACCTCAAAGATAAACTTAAGGATTCTTGACAATGAAAGAAAAAATCAGAGCACAAGTTAAATCTAAGTGGTACTACATCTTCTGGGGAACTGCGACAGTTTCTGTCGTTCTCGGTCAACTGTATGTTGGTACTGGTTATCGTGTACTGCATGAAGACATGACTGAATTGCTCCGTAAGGTCGATGGAGTGCTCCTACACAAGAGTGACTCCCCATATAGGGGTATCCTATAGTAATTTGGTTCAGGCACCTTGTAGGGGCATACAGATAGCAGTTATGTTGATATAAATATTAACAGCAGTGTACCTCTACAATTCATTCTGCTACTAAGAATTTAACTGGAAGAGCACTCCGA